AACCCAAGATCAATGGTGACATCAATAGTATCGCCGTCAACAACACGGTTAATCTCCGTTACTCTAAAGTTATAGCAGCTCTTTCTGCTTGGTGGTGTCATCTTGCCCATAATTAGGATACCAATTATCGTACTGAAATATGTATACGATTACTACACCTACTGCAATAAGTAGGATAGCAATCATCCAAATAACTGACCAAACAATCATTTATAGATATGCGAAGGTTGAAAGATTGACTAATGCTATGAAGATAGCCGTCCATACGTATAGACGGATTAACCATACCATACGAACCTATGCAATTTGTAGGTATTTATTCGTAGGCATAAATTTTTATTAAATTGTATCAGTAAATACAGACACTTTTTGTCTAAATAATGGTAGACTTGGAGAGAACAAGATGTAACCAAAGTTACTTTGTTATGTTGTCCAGTTTAGGAGAAATCTATGTCGAATACTATCCTCAGTTTTAATCAGATGGCAGAATGGAATCAGCACGCAGATACCTCAACCCAGAGGAATATAGACGATTACTTTGACTGTCTGATCGAATGCGAGGATGAACACGCTAGTTGTAAACGTATCTGCAGGGAAGTCCTTGCATAGATCTAATCTAGTCTAAAATTTACCAAAAAAAAGAGACCCTATTTAGGGTCTTTTTTATTGTCTTGTGAATGTATTGGTGGACCTAAAGTCTTGTACTCGAGCTGTTGACGCAAAAAAACAACTTCTGCTTTGAGTACGTCCTTCTCTTGTTCAAGTCTTACGATCTCTTCTTGGTAGATTTGAATCATATCTTGGAGTTTGTAGTTCTCTTCAGTAAGTTCATATAAGCTTTTGATCTCCTCGAACGCCATAATAGGCACCCATATAGTTATTTAAACATTTAATGTTCTCTTAATAGAATCTAGGAACAGGTGATCTAAGTTCTAGTTCGATAGAATCGAACAATCTATTAAGTGAATTAGCATAAGATCTGTACCCAGATCCTACGTATAGTTGACCTGCAACTACTGAGACTGTAGCTATACCCCAAAAGATATAGTAAAATTTACTCTTAACTTGGTTGCGTCTCTTCTCCCAAGCAGGTGGTGGTGATTGATAAGTCATAATCAAATTTTAGGAATGTAACCTTTAGCTTGTTGAACTAATGGTAAAACGTCTTGTTCAACTTTCTCTATTATATCATCAATCACGTTAACATCCAAATCCATAAAGGGTGGAATGATACCAAGGATCCTTAATAGACCATCAATGAATAGTGCCAGACAAGTAAAACCGAGAATCATACTAATAATAGTAGCTTCTCGGTTATGTTTAGCCATAATAGCTTCATCCATTTCGTGTGCTTCAGCAACAGCAGCGTGGATAAGCATATCGACTTGTTCTTTTGTGTAGAACTTTTCTGGATTTTTGTCTGGACTCATAATAAAGTATTTAGTTCAGAGTGCTACAAAAGGATAGCACCAATGATGAAACCCTTACCAAAGGCAAGGCATAACATCTGATAATCAGTTAAGTTAAATTTAGTTTGAATCTTTTTAGCAAGTGCTTTGTCCCACTCCTTAATCTTAACAGCAATTTCTTTTACTTTGTTCATTACTCTGTTCCTATAGGTCCGTTTCTTTTGTTATTGTTTGGGTTACGAGCACAATTCATCTCGTGCCTATGCAACCACTTCTCTGGATTAGGTTTTGTACTAGGAACAATAAGTCCACAGTATTTACATTTTAGTAACTCCATCGTTCCACTCCTTAAAAGATGATTGGCAATCAGGTGGTTCAGGGTCTTTATAACCCTTCATTTTTTTCCACTTGTTATATATGGCACCCATATGCCAAGACTGTGCAAGACTTTTAGGTCCATCAATCAACAATTTTAACTCAGGTCCACTAGCGTAGGCTTGCATTTCCTCTCGCCAGTTGGAGTCATCGTAATCTTTAGTTGTCATAGTGTAGTTTTTGGTCTTTGACCTTTTTGGGTAGTTTACCAGATCGCACGTTGGTAGAAGATGTTTCACCATATCCACCTGGATGCTTACCAGCTTTTGTCTTACCGATAGACTCGGATTTCTTACCACTCTTATCAGTATAATGTAATTTGGCTGATTTGTCTTTATCCTTTGTAATCACAGACTCTTGTCCGTGTTTTCTACCGAGTCGCCTGGTTAGTTTTCCGAAACGTCTCTTAGACATTTTATCAGGTTTTGTGGTATGGTATGACACCTCTGTGCCAGTTTTTCCATCGTCATACTTGTACTGTCCCACACCCTTCTTATATCCGATACCCTTCTTCTTGAGATCCTTCTCTAATCCTTTACGCTTCTCACGGTTCTTTCCTTCGTCAGAACCCCTATCAGCACTGATATGTCCAGTAACTTTTGTCTTAGATTTACTGATAGCACGGGCTAAACCACCCTCAGCAATGAATTCTTTAAAGGATAACATCTTACCCACCTACAATTTGTACTTGCTCCACCACAACGTCAGCAGATCCTGCAGTGAGTTTGACAGTTTTCTGAAGTTGAGGAACTGTGTTAGCTGCTAGGTCATCGGCACTTAATGCGTATGCTGAACCAGCACTTGAAGCATTGATATCTGTTGTTATTGTAGTGTTAGTAACAGCAGTAACTTTCTTACCACCAGAAGCAGCAGATTCAAATGCAGCAACAAACCCATCGGTGTCACCACCATCTACAGTTTGAATATAATCATCAACTGCAAACGTGTGACGCTTACCAGCACCTACACCACCTACAGTTAATACTGAACCATTTGCATTGGTAGCAGCAGTGATAGATACATTCTTAGACTTCCCAACTGAGAGAAGAAGTGCTTCACCAGCAGCAAGTGTGATTGCAGGACCAGCATCAAACTGTATTGAGGAAGCTGAAGCAGCGTATGCACGAACGATGCCAGACTTTACCACAATGTATGCGGTTCCTGAACCACTCACTGTCTGAGTATCTAATACATTTAAGACTGACATTGTGACTTGATTCCTTTTACTAGACTATTTATCCTGTTGCGACTTCAGGAATTTTGCAAGATCTGCAGTAGAACCAACAAACATAGTATTGTTTGTAACGTTCTTCTGAGGGTTCGCTGGACCTTCTTCGACCTCTTGAAGTTTCTTTTGCAGATCCATTAACTTGTCAGTAGTATCTGCAATATTTTTAATCATATTACCTGCAACTTCGTATGCTCTAGGTGAGTCAGACTCTTGTGCAAGTTCTAATATACCGTCAACAGCCTCCTGTCCCTTTTCAATAAGTGAATATAAATTTCCACGAGTATACTCATAGTCCTTAGTAATCTGCTCAACCATAGCAGGTTTAACGACTTCAGTTTTCTCTTTGGGTACAATGGATGTGTTAACATCGAGGGCATCCTCAATGCCTTCATACATCGACATCGTTTCCTGTGACGGGATCTCTGGCTTTTGCATCTGTGAACTCACTGTAAATTTCATTAAATCCGAAGTTATCATCAGCCTCAGCAGTAATAGGATCTGGTGTGACTGTGTATCTAACTTCACGAGCAGCTGTTGTATCAACCTTAAGATGGGTGTCAACAATAGACTTCTTAATTAACTTATCAGTCGTGTCAGTAACAGGACCATATAGATAAGTCTTAGCGGTGAATGACAACGTATAGATTAATGTTCTACGTGTTGTGTAATCACCTTCATAATCATCCTCATAATTAACTGAGTTAAGAGAGATGGGGAAGTCCTTCTTCTCACCAATAGCATCAACTAAGTTAATAGTGACGTTAAACATTGGTTGGAATACAGGAAGGATCTGCTCAAGGATCTGGAGTCCATCATCCTGATTCTTTGATAATATAGCTAACTCAAAATCAACATTGTATGGTACTGGCATAAATGCCTTACGAGTTTTATCGTCTGTACCTACGTGTCTAATGACTTGAGTTGGTGATACCTTCCTTGAACTATCGTATGAGAATCCTGAGATCTCAAATGATATACGAGGTAAAGTAATTTGAACTTGCTTGTTATCAGCAGTACCAGACTGTGCTAAACGAGCTAGGAATTTATCCTTTGGACCATATGCCAAAGGCACTTTCATTACTTCTGTCTTAGAACCAGCAGTACGTTTCAATTCAATATTATTGAAGATAGTACCGAAGGCTATAACAGTCTTCCTGAAAATTTCATTGTATGTGTAAGTTCCTAACATTAGTCTGCCTGTCCAATTTCACCGAATGGATTTCCTTGACTAAAGTCAAGTATGCCATCAGCCTGAGTCTCAAAGAAATCATTCTGATCGAACTCAGAGTTAGTATTATTTAGGGTATTATAGCTAGCAGTAGTCCAGGCAGCACCAGATGTCTGTCCAGTACAGGTTTCTGGAATTGTAAAGATACCTGTTCTGTTATATATTTGAAGTTGTCTATTTGTTGAATCCCAAGACTTAACTTCAGCAGTTACGTTAGATGTACCACCTGCAATTGTTTCACCAACAGTGAAGTCTCCTGTGCCACCTGTAGCAAAATTAATTGTGACAGTAGTAGCAAAGTTCCTCTCCACTTTATCGATAGCATCGACACCTGTATCGAAGTCCTCATCACTGTACTCATATAGTTCACACTTCAGACCCCAAGTATGGATTTTACCCAACTGGAAGAAAGGTGTTTCATACTCTACGTATTGTATTTGAAATAACTTTTGTGCTAGAGGGAAGTAAACCAAGTCTCCTTCATTAGGTCTACCCTCTACAATTAGTGTTGTATTATCATCAACCAGTTCTGTGAACCTTTCTCGTGAGATAATAAAATTAACTTGATCAGATATCCTTACACCAAACTTACTGTATAGATCTCCATCTCCACCAAATCCTTGAACGTTCTCTAAGTATGCTTCTATCAAATAAGCATCATCAAACTTAGATAATGAGTCCTCACCAAATGCAGGATCTTCATCCACGATGACACGTGGGATGTAATAAACATCCTGACCGAACATCTTGATTTGTTCTTTTACAAGTTCACCAACTAGGTTCTGTTCCCCAGAGGTTCCGTGTGTGAAGTAAGAATTAGTAGGCATTATCCTATCATATCCATAGGTGGTTCTTCATAAGTAAGTCTCAACTGTTCTTCTAGTTTTTCAATCTCTTCAATAGCATCAGAATAAATCTTCTCACCATTAAGAGTGACTCCACCAGGAAGTTGAACGTTCTGGAACTTAGACATATTCTGTCCCCACTGCTTTTTAATCAAAGAAGTTGCATAGTCTTTTACCCACATAACATTATAAATTTTTGTCCAATTAGCAGCATCTATAGCACTAACACATTCCATAACAACGTACTCACCTTCTCTGACATCAGTTAATGTATCAAAGTCAATCCAAAGTTTTCCATTAGAGGCATTAAACCTAGTTGGTTTCATACCCTCTAGTAAAAAATTGATTGTTTGTAAGTGTGTCTGAATCATATAGTAATGATGAAACTGTGTTGATGTAAAATCAAACAGATCATTCAAACGTAACTGATACCTAATATCAAACATATTAGCAGTACCTTTATCTTGGAAGGTAAAGATACCATTAACAGCTCTGATATGATCTGGCATTGGTATATAATTCTTCTGCATTTTAAATACAGTACCAGTATCACCAGCTTGTAATGTATCAGTACCAGTCTCTTCACTATCTGCTTGGAACCTTGTTAGATCCTCAGCAGTGAACTGGTGCTTCATAAAAACCTTTTCAGATCCACCGTAATGGTATTCCTGAAATTTCTCAAGAGTATAATCCAATGCATCATCAACCTGATCATCTGATACGTTGATTTCCAATACAGGTTTGCCGAGTCTGCGTAGAGCGTACTCTTTGAGTGTTGCTTTTGAATTAGGTTGTGCCATTTTATCTTGCGAGAGCGGCTAGTGCAGCCTTAAGTTGTGCGACGGTTGTGATACTTGCGTCATTACCAATAGCATTCAATTCTGAGTAGATTGAATCAATGTCAGTGTCAT